TATTGTTCTGTAACTATAGCCCAACCAGTTAAACCTACTAGGTCTTCTGTTTCAACACCTTTAGTATAGTCTACATCAAATGCTTCATAGAAACTTTTGACACTTCTTAACCGATTGTTTCTTCGCTTATCGTCATCTCCATCTGCAGGTAGCATCATAATATGAGTGATATTTTTAGAATCAGATTCATCTGATAATTCTAATCTAACATTCAAGTAATTGCCACCTGTTTTTGCAGATTGCTTAAGCTCACAAGCTACTATGCGAACTGAGTATTCACCCTCAGGTACAGTAGATAGCTCTGTGACATTTTCTAAGTTAAAATCAAGTAATGACATTTGTCACCTCCTTATTTTATTGTTGGTTTATCTTTACTATCCATACCTGTTTTCTCAAGTATGGCTTTTATGTTTGGCTCTTCATAAGCCTCAAGCACTCCACTCTTACCGAGTCTAGTTCTTGCTTTGTAGACACCATCATTCCTTGTAAGCAATGAATACTCTACACCCTTTGAGCTTGTCTTAGATATAGCTACATATATCTCATCAAACAGCAAAGGCATCTTTATTGATGCTTTACCTGCTATCATAATGGAAGACATCATACGACCTGTTACCTCATCTTTATCCATCTGGATGTGCCCTGTTAGAATACAATCACAAGGAAGATTAGTAAAGCACTTCATTGTATCTCTTACTGTATTCTGTTGAACAAGGTAGTCTTGTATTTGAGGTATCTGTCCTGACCTTCCACCTTTCTTCAGGATTTCATTCATCATAGCATCTGACCAAGTTGTAGCACTATCAATAACATATGTACCTATACTTTCAAAGAAGTCAGTTCCACGAAGTCTATCAAACT